TGTTTGCATTTTTGTTTATAAGAATATCATGTTGGATTGATAACGGAGACTGGTAATGAATATTTTTTATCTGAATAATGATCCGAAAATCTGTGCTGAAATGCACTTAGATAAGCACGTTGTCAAAATGATATTAGAATATGCTCAATTACTTTCTACAGCCCATCGTGTAATTGACGGCACTATTGACATTGGCCGTTCTGCTTCTGGACGGAAAAAAACAATTTATCGCTTGCCTGATGGTCGTGATAATACATTGTATAGTGCTACTCATGTTAATCATCCCTCTGCTGTTTGGGTAAGATATTCAGATAAAAATTACACATGGCTTGTTTGCTTATTGAATGAACTATGTAAAGAATACACACACAGATATGGTAAAATCCATAAATGTGAACGTGACGGCCTTGTAAAAGCTTTAATTCAATTGCCTAAAAATATTCAAATTAAAAATTTTACAGAACCAACACCTGCAATGCCAGATGATGTTAAAGTTTTGCGTGAAGTTGAGACTGATAGATTTGAAATTGATTCTATAAAATCCTATCACAAATACTATATACATAATAAAGTACATATTGCAAAATGGACTAAACGTGAAATGCCTTTATGGTATAGTGAAGGAATTAAAAATGCCAACATACAGCTTTCTAAACAACGAAACAAATGAAATCTTTGATTCGTTTATGAGCTTCTCATCAAGAGAAGATTATCTAAAACAAAACCCCCACATCCAATCTGTAGTCACCTCAGCATCTATTGTTAGTGGTGTTTCTATTACTGGTAAAGTACCTGATGGTTTCAAAGAAGTCCTTTCTAAGGTCGCCGAAAGCCATAAGTCTAGTTCAGTTGCGGATAAACATGGTAGAAAATCATCAAAGGAGATTAAGACTAAACAATTAGTTGATAAGCATATCGGTTAACATCGTGAATTATTTTTGTTATGGTAAACTTGCTATTGAGGAGTTACAAATGGCTAAAACAAAAGATATTACCAAAAAATCAGCTTTACTACACAGGATTTTTGACAAAACAAACTTTAGAAGAACAGTAGAAAAGGAACTATACGATATGCTAATACAAAAACAATCTCCAATATATGCAACAATTATACACCAATACCCTAGATTGAATTGAATGAATTTTAAACATGTTAAATTAAAAGAATTAGATTTTGATTTAAAAGCAGTTACAACAGAAAAGGGTCGAGAATACCAAACACCAGGTGGTTCTTCTTACCCTTCTGTTACAACTGTTTTATCTGAATATAATAAAAAGGCCATTTTCGAATGGCGTGAAAGAGTAGGTGCCGAACAAGCAAATAAAATTGCTAAAAGCGCATCTAATCGTGGTACAAAACTGCATACTGTTTGTGAAAAATATTTGTTAAATGAAATGACAGATTTAAAATTACAAACAATGATGCCGGACACCAAAGAATTGTTTGTATCACTTAAACCTCATTTAGATGAGAACATAGGTGAAATATATTCTATTGAACAAGCATTGTATTCTTCTGAATTACGTTTAGCTGGTCGTGTTGACTGTATCGCAGAATGGAATAATGAATTAGCTGTAATTGATTTTAAGTCTTCAACTAAACCAAAACTTGAAGATAATATTCTTAATTACTTTATGCAATGTACCGCATACGCAATAATGTTTGAAGAAATTACTGGTAGACCAATTAATAAATTGGTTATTGCCATCGCTGTTGCAGATGGTTCTAATCAGATATTTGTTAGAGAAAAGAAACAAGAATATATCGATTCTCTAAATCATTATATCGGCAAATATTGGCAAAAGAAGTTGACAAACTAAATAAAGGCTGTTATAATGTAAGTTATAGTTGTATGAAGCAACTAGAAAAGTGTTCTGGACGTGGGTTCGACTCCCACCAGGTCCACCATAAGGAATTTTATGAAAGTAAAAAAACTAATTAAGAAACTATACAAAGCAATTTTTAAACATCAAGTTAAGAAAGAAGGTAAAATTTATCAAAAATTGCTTCGTAAAAGTATTAGAGGTAAAAATACTTTTGTTGTTAGATGAAATTCTTTATGATGGGCCTGCCATGGTTTCGACAGGGCAACAAGTATAGAAGTGGACAACTCACCAGAGTAGGTGTAAAAACTAAATCAAAGTAAAAGCAAACGACTCACAGTTCGCATTAGCAGCCTAAACTCTGCTTAGGGTTTCGATTGGTTTCCTCGTAACAGAATAACCAACCATTATTATTTACAGGTGAGAAATGACAAGACTAGAAGGTTACGTTAACAAAGGTTGGGGTTCAGAATTAATTTGGGCTACTAATGACAAGTACTGTGGCAAGTTAATGAAGTTTAACAAAGATGCCAAATTCAGTATGCACTTCCACGCACAAAAAGATGAGACATGGTATGTTTTATCTGGAAAGTTTGAAGTGAAATATATTATGACTCAAGACGCTTCTATGAAATCCCAAATACTTGAAAAAGGCTCTGTGTGGAGAAATGAACCACTTGAACCACATCAGTTGATTTGCCTTGAAGAAGGTACAATCATTGAAGTTAGCACACCTGATTCAGTAGAAGATAATTATCGTGTGATGCCAGGAGATTCACAGAAATGAAAGTTTACATAAGCAATTACCGCCATCATTGGATTTCACCATATCATATCCTAAAGTTTGTTTGTTTTTGGGAAAAAGATGATGATGTGTTTTATAACCATGAAGACAAACCAAATACGCCTTATGAAAAATGGATCAATCGTTTAAATCCATTTTGTTTAGGCCTACAAAAGTTTTTGAACTTTGTTCATCCTAAAATTGACTATGTAAAGATTGATTACTGGGATACTTGGTCTATGGATCATACTCTTGGTATGATTGCTTTACCAATGTTGAAACAGTTGCAACAAAAGAAACATGGTGCACCTTTTGTTGATGACGAAGATGTACCTGAAGAATTGAAATCAACTTCAGCACCACCAAAAGAGAATGAATGGGATACTGATGAGAACCATTTCAAACGCTGGGATTGGGTGATGAATGAAATGATTTTTGCTTTTGAACATCACCTCGATGATAAATGGGAAGAAAAATATTCTAAAGGTAAATTCAGTACAAGAAGTGAAGCCTGTGAGTGGGACGAAAATGGTAAAGCTAAGATGTACAAAATGATGTACAATGATGACCACACACATGAAACTGATTATGAAGGTTTAAAAGTTGTACATGAAAGAATTAGAAACGGCTTCAAGTTATTTGGTAAGTATTATCAGAATCTATGGGATTAATTTGGAGAAGATGGGCTAAAGCATTAGGCGATAAGTCCGGAGATTCAGATAGAGAGGCAGATATCATTGCCTCAATTCGTACAGTCATTCTATTGATATATGTTATTACAAATTTTGTAATCATTGCTGGAGTTTTAAGGCACTGGAATGACTAAATAACTATACTACCACAACACACACAATGGTAGTATAACACACACAGGAGAAAACTATGTCAAATATGACACCTTTTGAAATTCGTCTTGAACTATTAAAAATGGCAAAAGACATGCTATATGATGATTACTTCGGTACAAGAGAACGCATTTCCAACAACTGGCAAATGCAATGCGAAACAGCTAGACACAAAGGTGAAACACCACCTGAGCATCCTGGCTTTCCAACAATCCCCTCAGAATCAGATATCATTAATAAAGCACATGCTCTAAATGGCTTTGTGTCTAACGTAACTGCTTCTGAACCACAAAAAGTTCAGAAGAAAACTTCTTAATTGGGGATGAGGGACTTCGGTCCCTCCAAACACACACAAGGAGAAAGATGAAAAGTAAACCAATACTTTTAAGTTTATTATTTGCGACAATAATTTTAAGTTTATCATTTATTAATGTTGACACATATGGAATACTTCCGTATAAATCTACATTTAGTGAACTAACAGCAGATGCCAAAAAACAGGTAACTTGCCTTGCAGAGAATATCTACTTTGAAGCAGGACATGAACCAAGAGAAGGACAAGCAGCTGTTGCATTCGTAACTTTCAATCGTATTCAAACTGGTAACTATGGTAATACGATATGCGAAGTGGTACAACAAAAAACAAATGGCACATGCCAATTTTCTTGGTACTGTGACACCACATTTACCTCTAGACGCTTGACAATCAAGCACACTCCATTGTATAATGAGATTCTACAGTTATCAACTAATATGTATTTGAACTATGAAAGAATCACAGATGTAACAAATGGCGCAACGTATTATCATGCTGATTATGTGAGTCCAGGGTGGACAAAACTAAAAAGGGAGACACAAATTGGCAGGCATATTTTCTACAAAAGTAAAATCGACAAAATCGACAGAAACAAAGGAATCATTTAAGATGAATAAAGATATCATAACCATCGCCGTATCGGTAATAATAGTATTATGTACCGCAATAATTGGTGTAATCGTGTATAATGTTAACGATAGAAACAACATGGCGAAAAACATCGAGGCTGCAATTGCCAAAGGTGTAGATCCCATATCTGTAAAGTGTGCATATGAAACGAATGTAAATTCAGTTTGTATTGCATATTCAATGGCAAAGAAATAATTTAAGGAGTATATTATGGCTGTTCAGCAATTGAGTGTTAATCTTCTTTCTAATCCAGAAGATAGAAAGAAACTTTTAGGTGTTATTAGTGAGTGTTCTGATGCAATGACAAGAGCACAAGCAGAGAAAGATTTGATTAGAGAATCCATTTCTGATATCAGTAAAAAATTGGAAATCCCAAAACGTCTTGTCGCCAAGATGGTGAAGGTCTATTACAAACAAAACTACGATGAAGAAGTAGCTGTACATGACCAATTCGAAACTCTTTATGAAACTGTGGTGAAATAATGCCTAAATTTACTTTTATTTGTGAACATGATGATGGTACAAAAAACACACATGAATGTGATGAAGTTTTTCTACCGAATGTTTTAGAAAACTTTGAAGCCTTCTTGCGTGGCGCTACCTTTTCTTTCAAAGGTAACTTAGATTTTTTTGATGATTCTGATACAGAACTAGATGAAGACTATGATGGCATGGAAGAATATAATACACCAGGATATCAATCGTTTGATAGTATGATAAATTCTTTGATGAGTGACACTATTGAGCAACCTAAACCCGGCAAATGTTCAGTCTGTGGTTTACCAGAAGCTGTTATGAAGATGCATAAATGCTGGGAAACAAAATGCCCAATTCAGAGTAATCATAATCATGCCAACTAAAGATGAGATGATGAAGTTTGCAAAATCTATTGATTTAATAGTTGCAGCTACAAATTACAATTATATCGAAGCGATTGTTGAACATTGCAAGAATACTGGTCTTGAACTCGAAGTTGCAGCTAC